TAATTCATACTTAGAAGAATTAGGCACGTTTTGTGAAAGAGCCATAAAACCAGGATTAGTTGCTGGAGTACTAGGATCTGCTGGAGTAACTTTAAAATCACCAGTCTGTGATGGTCTTGAAGCTGGCGCACCTTGAGGAGAAAGCATAAACCCAGGATTAGTTGCTGGAGTATTAACTTGTGGTTTAGCTACAAAAGGAGATCTTATGGCAGTTCCTGATGTATTAGGAGTACCCATAGGAGCAGTTATATCTTTCATGATGCCATTAATAGTATCAATAACTGGTGATGGTTTTTTTGCTGCCATAGGCGCAGGAGTAGTTATATCTTTCATGATGCCATTAACAGTATCAATAACTGGTGATGGTTTCTTTTTTTCTGTAGGAGTTGTTGTGTTTTTTGTTGGTAATAATAAACTTTTGTATGTTTCTTCAGCAGGAGTAGTTATATCTTTCATGATGCCATTAACAGTATCAATAACTGGTGATGGTTTTTTTGCTGCCATAGGCGCAGGAGTAGTTATATCTTTCATGATGCCATTAACAGTATCAATAACTGGTGATGGCTTCTTTGTTGGTACAGAAGTTGTTGTATTTTTTGTTGGTAATAATAAACTTTTGTATGTTTCTTCAGCAGGATTATTTTCCTCTGTATTAGGTAATGATGATTGAGAACTAAATGCATCAGTATTTTTCAAAGGAACAGCAATACCAGGAGCAGCTTTTTTATCAGAAGCACCAAACATGGATTGTGCTTTATCAAATGCGTTCTGAAATGGAGATTGTACCAATTGTTTACTAGGAGCAACAAATCCATTAACTACCGCTTCTGATAAAATTTTATTAATAGAATCAGTAATAGATTGTTGAATTTGTTTTTCTTGTTTATAATTACTCATTTTAATTTTCTTAAAAAATCCTCAAACAACTTAATTGCTTTTGATTCTAATTGCCGAGTTGAGGTACGCTTAAGTTCTCTGTGATACTTTTCAATTTCTTGTTCCACCAGAATACCGTTGTCCCAAATCCATTCTTTGCCTTCCATGATGCCGTTTACAAACGCACCAGGAGCACTAGGATCTGCAACAATATCTACTGCACTCAGAGTGAAATCTTTGCATACTTCGTTGTAGCCATTCTTTGGACTTAGTGAACCCATTCCTCGTGTAGACACACCAAGACTGGCTCCTTCGTTGATAAGGCTCTTTACAATCTCTCCCATCGGAGTTCCCATGATCTTTGCTCGTCCATGAATATCTTTTCCGTTATTCTTAAATTCAAGAATAATGTGTGATACTCTGTCCAAGTTAACAATAGGATTAGTAGGATGATTTAATTCACCAAATGCTCTCTTGTTTTGAACATACTCTCGATCATATCGACGAGCTTCGTTCATAAGAATTTGTGTAGGATACATTCTCTTGTTACGGTTGAGTGTGTCTGATTGCATAAAGACACCTTCAATGAAATAATTCTTACCGCCACCATCTGCAGCTTCGGTTAGAAACTTAACGTCTTCAAATGTTTCGGTTATTAGCTTCATGAATTAATATCCATCCGAAGCAGAACCACTAGAACTACCAGACGATTGCATATTTTGTGGCATCATCTGCTGAGTGACTTGTGGTTCTTCTTCTGTTTCTTCTTCGGTTTCCTCTTCGGTTTCCTCTTCGGTTTCTTCTTCGTCAGTTTCGTCACCCTTATCGCCTTCATCACCCTCTTCTTCGTTTATAGCGTCGCCAATTTTCTTTCGGCGATTGATTAGATAACCATCGGTTTTATCCTTATCTCCATCATTATCAATATCTTCATCTTCTTCCCCAACAGCATCAAGTGCTTCAAAAATAGCAGGAGCATAAGCTTCAAACTTTTCATCAAGAGCAGCACTTAATTTTTCATTAAGAGCGTCTCGAATAACAGTTTGAGCCTGAGCAAGGTTTTCGTTCATAACTAGGCGAATGAATGAGTTGATTTGATTATTTGTTTCCATTTTTAGTGCTTTCTATCTTTGCTAAATTTAATATACGATTAAATGATTCTTGTGACTCTGCGAGTAACTTAACTAAACGTTGTCTATTATCAGTATTTAGACTTTTATATAGTTTACCCACCGATTCTTGTTGTGTTTCGTTCAATACTCCAACAGACCCATCTTTCAATTGGTATGATAATTCTGGAATAAAGTTAGTAGGCAACAACAATACTGGGACTGTTTTACTTTCATTTAGTTCGTTCTGAATAGGCTCTAATAATTTTAATATACTTTTACTTTGTTCTAAGTATACTTGTTCCAACATCAAAGAAGCTCGATCATTTAAATACTCTTTAATAACAGTATTAAATTGGTCGGGTTTACCTCGAAGAATCATATTAACTAGTCTATTTGACGTACTCATTGTGGTGGTGCTTGTTCGCCTTCTTTAGGTTCTTCGCCTTCTTGTCCTGGTTCCTGACCTGGCTCTTCTCCGTTTAGCATTTGCTGATATGCCTGAGTTTCCTGAGCCTCTAATTGCTTCTGCATCTCTCTATTTATCTGCGCATCAATTTCAATAATGTCTTCATCTGTTTGTTTCAGGAAGTTTTTACGAACATATTCAGCAGAAAAGAAACGACCAACATAAGGAGTTACTGCAGCAATAATGTCTAAACGTTCACGCAAAATATCATTATTTTTAAGTTCGGTGAAATAAGAATCATTGTTAAACTTGAAATTAACGTCTTGACTAATTCGGTTCCAATCTTCTTCCGACATTATTCCCTTGATAATAACCTGAGTCTTTATCAAGTCTAAGAATATAGTGCTAAACCGTTGTCGAAGGCGATCAATAAATTTATTAAACTTTACTTCGTCACGAGTAATTTCAGCACTCTTTCCCATGTTAAATCCACCATCAGGCATCATGCGTGACAGGGGAACGCCAAGAGCTCGGTACAGTTTCTGTAGAAGATAATTTACATCATCCATCTGACCAAGATTTTGACCACCATCAAGAGTACTAATTTCGGTGCCACGACCACCTTCACGTCGAGGCATCCAGTAATCTTCCAACATACTCATATGATTACGTTCATCCTTGATTTCACCAGTGGCAGGATCGTAAATAGTCTTGTTACGGTATCTGTTCATGATTTCACGAAGATACTGTTCAGCCTTTTGCTTAGGCAAATTACCAACGTCTACGTAGAATACTCGGCGTTCTGGTGCACGAGAAATTCGATAAATGGCTACGGCATCTTCGATTTGACGAAGAAGATTTAGAGGACGCACAGCCTTCTGTAAATAACCAACTACTCGTTTAGTGGTAGAATCAATAATACCAGAATGTACATAAGCAATAGTGTCAGGAGCAATCTTCCATCCTGTTGGATTTGTTGGAAAATTTGCTTCCTTGTCTGTGTCGGTATAAACATAATACTCTTGAATACTCTTGATAGGAGAGAATGGAGCTGCTCCGTGATAAACGGATTTATCTTTTTCTACTTTTCTAACCTTTTTAATCTTTACTGGATCAATAGGAACAAGTTCTATAATGCCTTTTCTTAAATCATTTTTATCAATTTTCTTAAAATAAAATGTCTTTGCATCAATAAACCAACGACGAAAAATATCATGACTTTTATTACCAAAATCTAATAATTTTAATATATGATTATATTCACTATACATTTTAGTCTTGATAACTTCAGAAAGATTTACTCGATCTAAATCCAATTTAATTGGTTTTCTGTCTTGATCTAATACGATGGCTTCATTGACAATATCTTCAATGGCAGCATCAACTTCTGGATGTAATGCCATGGAACGATAGTGTGTAATTAATTGATTTTCGTCTCTGGCGTTTCCAGAAAAATCAGCAAAGGTTCCAAATACTCCACCAGTTTCTAGAACATACGATCCATCATAAGCATCAGGAGTAATAACATCACGATTCTCTGGTGGTGCTTCTTGTTTCTTTTTTCCAATTGTAAATCCAAATAATTCTAATTCCATAATATTATATCCTCACAATTAACCAGTAATATTTCTATATTCAAAATGACTATACGCCATAGTAACCGCAAAACTAGATAGTGTATTATCCGAACCCATATCCAATCCTATTTCACCAACACTCACAGGCCAACAATTCTTTAAATCAAATTGTCGAATAGTTTTAGCTCCATTAGTATCTAGTTGAGCCACACTCCAGTCTTTACTAAAATGATCAGAACCATTGGTTTTTGGTGAAGTATTTGTTCCATGATCATTAATTTCATTACTCCAAGCATGAAAAGCTTCATATAATTTCTTTTTGGCATTAGGAACATCATCTAATACTGTTATTACCCAAGGAGCGTAAACACGTTCTCCAGGATATACCACAGATCTTCCTCTGTAATTTATAGGAATTGCTCCTAAAGTAGAAGCAGGCAAAGACGAAGTTCTTATATAAATTTTATTAGAACCCAAATCTGATTGTTTGGATGCTTTTTTGCCACCAATATCTCCAGTAATAACAAACCGATTTTGTCTGGTTCCGCCACCGAATCCGCTAATGAAGTCTGTAATATGATTTCCTGCCATTTTAATCCTTTTTAGTTACTTGCAGAGTTAAGAATAAAATTTATTACAATACTTTCTGCTACCAATGATTGTGTTATTGTTAAATCTACAACTAATTGATTGTTTGCTATTATTGTTGCTGTGTTGTTAGTTTCGTCACAAACAATATTATAGCTAGTAATAGCTCCTGTTGATCTTATAGTATTAAACAATGGTGTTAAATTATTTTTTATATTTAATCGAGTTTCTGCATTATTGATTTCGTGTAAAAAATCATTTAATACTATAGCTGTTTGCTTTTTTAAATATATAACCAGATTCATAGTATTGATACTTTTGTATGCTTTTTTAGTACCAGTATATGTTGTTAAGTTTCCCATTAAACAAGTACCATTATTTGCTACATTTATTATTGGATTTATCTTGGCACTAACAAAAGCAGCAATATCTGAATCACTAAAAATCTGTTCCATCATAACAGAACTTAAAATTCTTCCTCTTGTTGTTCCTGCTGGGCTTGTCCAAATATTATTAGTTCGAACTGTTCTAGCAAGACAACCAGCAGCATCAGCACCAGTAGTAGTAAGAATAAAATTTTCAGGGACTGGGGTAGAAACATCATCTAAAGATTTTTTACGACCAGCAAATAAACAGACATATTGGCTTGGTGTAGCATTAAAATCTGCAGTATATCCAGTAGTAGATGAGGAATATAGACTTGGAATATCTAAAGTTTTTTGATTTCCTATAAATGCTAAACAATCTTGTCTAGTATTAGCAACAGAAGAAGCATGAAAAGCAGATAGAGTATTACCAGAATCAAACACAACATCTAAATTAATTAAATTTGTATTATGAAGTGGTGTATTACCAGCACACAATCCGCCGTTTGGTGAGTAATAATCTCCAGTGGATCCAGTACCACCAACTACACAAATGCCTCCATATTGAAGATAATTGTAGACACTCCACCATTCTCCTGCCCAAGCACCAGTCGGACCTGTGCTCTTATAGGAAGATGAGTTAAATCTAGTAATCCAATTATTATAAGAAGGAACGGTCATTATACCAGTTTCTTGCTCAGAAATACCAATAGAACCAGTAGTACCAAACAAAGGAATTAAACCATTTGTGGATATCATTCCTGCAACAAGAGTAGAGGTTTCTTCGAATGCCGCCATCGATTAATATCCTTTTTGTTTGTATATTTCGACCATTATCCAATATTTATGGTTTTAGGTTTTTACAAATTATGCCAAATATCTGTTTCTTCTGAATTTGGGGGTACTATTGGTTCTTCTTCGTCTACATTGGAAATAAACCCAAAACTGAACCAGTCATCTTCTTCGATTTTTTTAATTTCCCCTTCAAATAATTCTTTTCTAATATCAACATTAGTTAATTCTTTAAAATACGGTTGTTTGGTGAGCCAAGAAAAAAGAACCATACACATAACAAGATCATCGGTATGCATATCATCTGCCGCATAACTATTATGTTTTGATATAAAAGTTAATAGCTCAGAGATAATTTCCTCATCTTCTACTAGTAGTTTATCTTGTTCTATTAAACTTTTCATAATAGAACATCCTAATTTTTTAACAGGCATTGTGGTTCGAACTCCAAAGAGTGTCTGACCTTTACCAAAACCACCATTCAGCACTTGACCACTTCTTCCTTTATTGGTACTCATAAGAACATGGTCATATTCTAAATCATAATGAAGAATATCGGCTACCTGGGCTCCAATATCATTTACTTCCACCAAAACATAGGCTGTATTGTATTTTCTGCCAAGAGCAGCAATCATAGTAGGAAACAACATGGGAGAAATAATATTATTTCTGTATTTTGCTACAACTTTATACGGTGTATCTGACACATCAAATACCAAGACTGCGCTATAGTCTTTTCCTTGTCCTCTAGAAGTATCAACAGTCATAATATAAGGTTTGTTTGCTACAGGTTCTTCATATATCCAAAGACCTTCTTTAGATTTAGTCTTTGGCTTTTTGTGTGTTAGTGTATGAAGCTTTGCTGTAGAAATTAGAGTATTAGAAGAGCCGATAAAATCACAATTATACTCACTGTCGAAACGCTGCTCTCCACCAGCTCCACCACCCAACTGCTTTATGGTTCGTTCTTTCCACTTCTCGTCACGTAGAGGACCGCCAGAGTATAGAGGTACTTGGCTCCAATGAACCTCGATAGGAACGTATTCGCTCTTACCTTCTTCTTCCGTTTTACGTGTTGCACCCTGCCATAAATTATAAAACATATTCATACCATTAGGTGTAGACACAATAATAACCTTAGTGGTTTGACCAGACGTAATGGTCGGGTATACTGAACTAAAGAATTCGTCTGCAATGTTAGATGGAACGTGAGCAAACTCATCGAGCACTAGAACATTATACGAACCACCACGGACAGCACTAGCAGAGGTAGCAGATGCCAAAACACGAGATCCGTTTTCAATTTGAATAGAAGTTTTATTCCATTCCACTACCCCTTGTTGTAGCCACTTTGGAAGATACTCGTATGCTTCCTTGACACGCTTCATAATTTCCATGGCAGTCTTCAGTTTATTAGCCAAAATAGCCACATTTACGCTTTGATTAAACAAAATATAATGAACACACCAAGCCACAACAGTTGTAGTTTTACCGCATTGTCGTGGTAATTTTGCAATAATATAACGATTATCTTGAATAGTTTCAATCATCTTTTCTTGATAATTGTATAATTCAAAAGGCTCAAGGCCCTTATCTAGAGTAACAATTTTAATATATTTTTTAATAAAATAAACAGGATCATTGGCACATTTCATGTACTCAGCAACTTGTTCTTTTGTGAACTCTACATCAGTGCTAATTTGTTTGAGATTTGGATTACCCAAATACCCATGCTTTTTCTTAGATCCCATTTTCATCATTCTCTAAAAATTGTTGACTTTTAATAGATTTAATACGACTACGATCTTTATTAATAAGATCTTGCAACTGGCTAGTAGATCCAACAAATATAGATTGATTTGTTGTGTTGTTGATTGTTGTTTCTTCTTTTTTCACAATTTTAGTTTTCTGGTATAAATCAATCAGATCTTT